ACGCAGGATTCAACACCAGCATACGGACAAAAAGGACGATTTCCAACAAGCAGACAAGAATTGAGTTTGCATCAGACGGAATCAAGAAACATTTCTACTTCAAGCATCCGTCCACATACAAGCGAGGGTGTCACTACTGGGGATTCATGCAAGAAGTGACCACCTATGTCAGAAGCGGCAAGGTGGCACACGATGATGCGCCCGATTCCCTATCGCTGCTGGAAAATGAGATCAGAAACCGCATCAGCGGGAAAATCGAGATATTCAAAAGACCGTTTTAAGGGGTGACGCTATTGAGACAAATGTTTGGTAGGAAGGTCATTTATTCGGATGCTACCGAGGTAAACGAGGGTAATATTGCAAATATTCTGCAAAAGGCAATGGCTGTCCACGCCGCAAACCGGGCGGACATGGAATATTTATACAGGTACTATAAAGGCGACCAGCCTATCCTTTCCAGAGTAAAAGATGTGCGTCCGGAAATTAACAACAAGATTGTCGAAAACCGGGCAAACGAAATTGTGTCCTTTAAGGTTGGCTATTTGATGGGCGAACCTGTCCAGTATGTCAGCAGAACGGCAGATGAAAAAACCGCCGAGATGGTGACAAAACTGAACGATTATGTTTTGTCCGAGGACAAACCGGCAAAGGATAAGGAATTGGCGGACTGGTTCCACATCTGCGGCACGGCTTATCGCATGGTCATGCCGGACACACCGGAAGATGAAGATGAAGCCCCGTTTGAGATTTATACCCTCGACCCCCGGTTCTGTTTTGTGGTGTATTCCGTGCAGCTGGGAAATCCTCCCCTCATGGCGGCCAAGTATGTCAAGATGGAAGATGGGACAGTCGTTTTTAGCTGTTACACGAAAGACCACTTCTACGAAGTGACCGACACATGGAAAATCACCAGAAGTGAGCCGCAGATTTTGGGGATTCCCATTATTGAGTACCCGGCAAACCGTGCGAGACTTGGCGCATTTGAAATTGTTCTAAATCTGCTGGATGCAATTAACAATGTGGAGTCCAACCGCATGGATGGCGTGGAGCAGTTCGTTCAGTCCTTGCTTCTGTTCCATAATGTGCGCATTTCCACAGAAGAATATGCCACTCTGCGGCAGGACGGAGCAATTCAGTTTGAGGACATTGACCCGCAGAAGAAAGCGGAAATCAAAAACCTTGTCACGGAGCTGAACCAGACGCAGACACAGACCCTTGCGGACAATCTGTATAACACGGTTTTGACCATCTGCGGGATGCCCAACAGAAACGGCGGTTCTTCCACCTCTGACACCGGCTCTGCGGTCATCATGCGTGACGGCTGGTCTGCGGCAGAAGCAAGAGCAAAGGATTCCGAGCTGGTGTTCAAGCGTTCCGAAAAAGAGTTTCTGAAAGTGCTTTTGCGGATTTGCAATGACTTGAGCGATTTGTCTTTGAAACTGTCCGCAATCGAAATCAGATTTACCCGGCGGAATTATGAGAACATTTCCGAAAAGGCAAATGTGCTGGTTACCATGCTTGGCAACGGTAAAATTGCGCCGCAGCTTGCGTTTACGCATTGCGGCCTTTTCAGCGACCCGCAGCTTGCGTACAAGATGAGCATGGAATATCTGGAGGAAAACGGAGGAAACAATGGAATTAACGATGGAGATGGTACGGACGATCAACGAAATCCTCAAGAACCGCAATCAAGCGGAGGTGAAAGTGGAGAACGGGAAGATCGTGGTGCTTGAAGTACGAAAAAAGAAGAAATACTGAGTGGGTCTTGCAAGGGCTTGACCGACAGCCGAGGGGCTATCCGAAAGGGTAGCCCCTTTTATTTTTTGATTTAACCGCCGCAAGGCGATAAATGGTCAGGGACGACCTAAAAACGCAAACGGGAGACAACCCGCAAAAACAGAAAATAGTGCTGAGTGAACAGCCTTGTTAAACGCAGGAGGTAATCAAAATGGCAAAAATCGACACCAATCAGATCAAGGGCTATGCGGAAATGTCTTTGGAGGACAAGCTGAAAGCATTGGAAGCGTTTGAGTATAACGACAATGCATCCGAGCTTGAAAAGCAGAAGGCGGCTGTTTCTAAGGCAAATTCCGAGGCCGCAGAGTGGAAAAGGAAACACAATGCCCTGCTGAGCGAGGACGAGCAGAAGAAGCAGAAGCAGGAGGAGGACATTGCCGCCATGCAAAAGGAACTTGACGAACTGCGCCGAGACAAGACCGTTTCGCAGTTCACAGCCAAGTTTATTGCACAGGGCTATGACGAAAAGCTTGCTGCCGAAACCGCAAAGGCGATGGCTGACGGAAACACTGATAAGGTGTTTGCCAACCAGCAGGCGTTTCTTGAGGCTTATGCAAAGCAGGTAAAGGCCAGCGCAATGCAAGGCACGCCCAAGCCCGCTGCGGGCGCAGGGGCGAATGGTGCAGACTTTTCCAAGAAAGCTGCCGAAGCGCAGAACGCCGGCAATTTTGCGGAGGCGGCGTACTATACCCGCCTGATGAATCAGGACAACAACACACAGTAAAGGAGAATGAATTAAAATGGCAGATACTTTTGCTACCAGCTTCGGAGTGCTGAATTACTCCGGTATGCTTTTTAACAAGGGCAACATCCGCACCCCCCTTTCTTCCATTATCGGAAGCCGGGCAAAGATCACCAATCATGTGGAGTTTGTCACTGGTCAGGAATACAGCTCCGCTGGCGGCGCACAGCCCGCTATCAGCGAGACTGCGTCTCTGACTGCCCCTGACGCTACCGTGGTGACCCGTACCCAGAAAACCAATGTTACGCAGATTTTTCAGGAGACCGTGGGCGTTTCTTACGCCAAGATGTCAAACATGGGAACCCTGTCCGGTGTGAATATCGAGAATCAGCAGGCCAACCCCATCAATGAGCTGGATTTCCAGGTGGGCGCAAAGATCCAGAAGATCGCCCGGGACATGGAGTTCACTTTCATCCAGGGCGCATACAACAAGGCTACGGACGATTCCAAGATCAACAAGACCAGAGGCCTTACCACCGCAATTACCACCAATGTCACCGCTATGGGCTCCAAGCCCCTGGGTCTGTGGGATGTTGCCGATATGGTGAAGAAGATTTACGGTGCAAACGCTCCCACCAACGGTTTGGCTCTGTGGTGCGATGCCGTGACCATGTTCCAAATCAATGCGGATGCCGTGCAGAACGGTCTGACCGTTGTCCCCGTTGCCCGCGAGATCAACGGCATTGCCCTGTCCAGCGTGGTCACTCCTCTGGGCGTGGTTTACCTGTACCTTGGCGAGTGTTTGCCCGCTGGCACCGCTCTGCTGCTGAATCTGGATGTTATCGCCCCTGTGTACCAGCCTGTCCCCGGCAAGGGCAATTTCTTCCTGGAGCAGCTGTCCAAGACCGGCGCTGGTGAGAAGTACCAGCTGTTCGGGCAGGTCGGCCTTGACCACGGCCCCGAATGGTATCACGGCAAGTTCACCGGTATTTCTACCGATTTCACCGCGCCCACTTACAGCCGCAGCGTGTTTATTGCTAACGATGCCAGCAACCCTGTGAACACAAAGGCTGTTACGGCCTAATAAGGAGGCGGAAAGCATGACTGAAGACGAAAAAATCGTCCTGTTGTCTACGATGACAGGCCAGCAAGGGGATGTGCTTTCCGCCTACCTTGCTATTGCCGAGAACAAGGTGTTGCGCAAGCTGTATCCGTTTGATGACACAATCAAGGGAATCCCCGAGCGGTATCACATGACACAAGTGGAAATCGCCGCATACCTGCTGAATAAGCGGGGCGCGGAGGGCGAGACGGCGCATAGCGAAAATGGAATCTCTCGTTCCTATGAGGACGGCGATGTTCCACCCTCCCTTTATCGTGACATTGTCCCTTATGCGGGGGTGGTGAAATGAGATGTATGGATCGGAATAAAACCGAGTTTTGGTATCTCCTGTATGACGGGAAAACCATGAATGTGTCCGATGACGGTTACGAAACCGGGCAAATGTCTGTGAAATACAAGGACGCAGTAAAAATGCGAGCCAATATCTCTCCGGCATCCGGCGCCGCGCAAGTGGAGCAATTTGGTCAATTCGTGTCTTATGACAAAGTTATCGTCACGGATGATATAAATTGCCCCATCACAGAAGATACCGTCCTGTTTGTGGACAAGACCCCAGAATATGACGGAGAAAAGCCCTTGTATGACTACATTGTAAAGCGTGTGGCCAAGTCTCTGAATTCCATCTCTATTGCCATAAGCAAGGTGAATGTGTCGTGAAGCACAAGGTTGTTACCGCCCTTTCTCCATCCGGCGTACAGCAGATGATGGACTCTGTTCGGGAGTACAGAGAATGGCTAAAACACGGATGTGCAAGGCTTTTGGAACGCCTTGCGCAAGAGGGATACGAAGTAGCAAGCGCAGGCTTTGCGGATGCCGAATACGACGGCACAAACGATGTGACCGTGTCTGTTGAAGATCGAGGAAAAATAAAGGCCGTTGTCGCCGTTGGCGGCACGGTCTTATTTATTGAATTCGGAACAGGTGTCACATACCCAGATAATCACCCGGAAGCAAGGGATTTGGGAATGACGCGCGGCGAATATGGCCAAGGACACGGAAAGCAGACAACATGGGGCTATTACGGAGATCCCGGAACAAACGGAACCGTTGTAGGCGAGAGAGAAAAGGGAACGCTTGTTCTTACACATGGTAATCCGGCCAATATGCCCATGTATAACGCCGTAAAGGAGTTGGAGTTGCGGCTTGGCGAAATCGTAAAGGAGGTGTTCCGATGATTGATGTGGAACGGATGATTTTTACCCCGATTGCAGAAGCACTTCGAAAGAAGTTCAAGGGGATAGATGTTTCCGGGGCATATGTAAAATCTCCCCCCAAGTTCCCCCACGCAAGCATTGTGGAGCAGGACAATTACACAACCACGCTTAATCAGGACAGCTCTGATACGGAGCGTTTTGCGACCGTCATGTATGAAGTCAATGTCTATTCCAACAAGTCCGGCAAAAGCAAAGCGGAATGCCGAAGTATCCTGTCGGAAATTGACAAGATGCTGTACGCAATGAATTTTACACGCATTTCCATGACACCCGTCCCGAACATGGACAGTGCGTCAATCTATCGCTTAGTGGCACGATACCGTGCCGAAACGGACGGAAAAACAGTTTTTAGGAGGTAAATTATGGCAATCAGTACTTATAAATGTTTCCTGATGCAGAAGGCATCTACCGGAGGTACATGGACGAAGTTGGTAGACATTAAGGAGTTCCCTGACCTTGGCGGTGACCCCGAAATGCTGGAAACCACCACTCTGTCTGACAAGATGCAGACCTACATCGCCGGTATTCAGTCTATGGACGGTCTAAGCTTCACGGCAAACTACACGCTGGCCGATTACGAAACTCTGAAAGCGAAAGAGGGTATGGAAGCGGATTATGCCGTGTGGTTTGGCGGCACGGAGTCCGGCGGCGCTGTTACCCCCACAGGCTCTGACGGAAAGTTTTCCTTCAAGGGCCAGCTTTCCGTGTACCCCACCGGCGGCGGCGTAAACGAAGTGGTCGGAATGAATATTACCATCGCGCCCACCACGGTCATCACTTTGGATGACGGCGAGTAAGGAGGAATTATGGCAAAGACAATGACCATCGAGCACAACGATGCGAAATATGTGCTGGAATACACCAGAAAATCTGTAGAAATGATGGAGCGGCAGGGCTTCGAGATCGAGGAATTGCAGCGCAAGCCCATGACCTATTTGCCCGCCCTGTTTGCCGGTGCTTTTTTGGCACATCACCGCTATGTAAAGCGGGATGTTATCGACAAGATTTACGCCCAGCTCCCCAACAAGGGCGATATGCTTGGCAAGCTGGTGGAGATGTATAGCGATCCCATCGTAGCGCTCATGGATGATCCTGAAGCCGAGGGAAACGCCAGCTGGACGGTGGACTGGTAAGCGAGCCGCCGCCCAATAAAGAGGGGGGCTTTCCCCCCCTCTACGCTTACACGGAAAAGTTCTATGAGGTTTTCCCGTATTACCTTGCAATAGGCATGACCTACGAGCAGTTCTGGGAAATGGATTGCGAATTGGTCAAATACTATCGCAAGGCGGCAAAAATCAAACAGGACTTGGACAACCAACAGGCATGGCTACAGGGTGCGTATTTTTATGAAGCCTTGGCGGATGTATCGCCCATTCTTCATGCGTTCGCAAAGAAAGGCGCAAAGCCTATTCCGTATCGAGATTCCCCCTATCAGGTGGGCGAAAGCGATAATTCTGCGGAGAAAAAAGTGAAAGAGCAGAAGAATGATAGCCGTGCAAAGGCAATCATGGAAATGTTCATGATTGCCAACAATAAGAAGTTCGATCCGGGAGGTGAGAAGCATGGACAATCTGGAAATTCAAGGACTTGAATTCCAAATCAAAGAGAACAGCGACAGTGCCGTTGCATCTTTGGGACGGCTCGAAAAGGCGCTTTCCTCCCTAAAGTCGGCCACTTCCGGCGGAGCGTCCGGGCTTAGTGGCGCGTCAAAGCAGTTGCAGTCTTTTAACAGTGCTCTGAATAATATGCAGAACAACACAAAATCCGGGAAACTCGGAGGAGTGTTTCAAGCGCTTAAAAAAACAGGTGCGCTGGTTGGCATTCGAGCGCTTCGTGTGGAGATTTCCAAGGCAATTACTGAGTCCAACGCATACCAAGAGGATTTGAACCTGTTTACAGCGTCAATGGGAAAATACGCAAAAGAAGCCCAAGGGTATGCCGAAAATGTCGGAGAAGTGATGGGCATTGACCCCGCCAAGTGGATGCGGAATCAAGGCGTGTTCAATACTCTGTTGACTGGCTTCGGTTCCGTCTCTGATCGTGCTTATTTGATGAGCAAGAATCTGACGCAGTTGGGCTATGACATTTCCTCGTTCTTTAACACCTCTGTTGAGGACGCTATGCAAAAGCTGCAATCTGGCATTTCCGGCGAATTGGAGCCATTGAGACGGCTCGGTTATGACCTGTCGCAAGCCAAACTGGAACAAACTGCCTTGACGCTGGGAATCGAGAAGTCTGTTTCCGCCATGACGCAGGCGGAAAAGGCAGAGTTGCGCTACTACGCCATTATGACGCAGGTAACCACGGCGCAGGGTGATATGGCTCGTTCGCTGGATGCACCCGCAAACCAGATCCGCATTTTTCAAGCGCAGCTGACGCAGGCATCAAGAGCAATCGGTAATATTTTTATTCCTATTCTTCAAAAGATTTTGCCCATCGCAATCGCCGTTCTTCGTATTGTACGCGAGCTGGCGGATGCTATTGCTAAATTGTTTCACTTCAAGCTCACGGACATTGACTATTCCGGCGTAAAGAATCTCTCCAGTGGCGCAGGGGATGCCGCTGCCGGGCTTGAAGATGCCACCAGCGCGGCAAAGGAGCTAAAGAAGTCCGTTATGGGCTTCGATGAGCTGAATATTTTGAACGGGGACACTGCGTCCGGGTCTGGTTCTTCCGGCGTGTCCGGCGGCAGCGGTTTTGACTTCGATCTGCCGGAATATGACTTCCTTGGTGCTGCTGTAAACACGCAGATCAATGAAACAACAAAAAAGCTGAAAAAAATGCTTGGAGTTGTTGTCGCTATTGCCGCTGGATTTTTAGAATGGAAAATTACAAAAAGTGTTATCAATGGTTTGGATGCCCTGAAAGGACTTAAAGGGAAAAGCCTAAAATACAGCCTTTCTTTTGCTATTTCTGGTGTCGGCCTGTTTTTGGATGCTTGGGACAAAATTAAAGAGGCCGCTTCGGACATTGAGAAAAACGGCGTGAACCTTACCAATGCGACGAAAGTGCTGAGCGGATTTTCCGAAGGGCTTGGTGTTGCTTTTGCTGCTCTTGGCAGATTGGATTTGTCGGGTGCCATGTTTATTATTTCTGGCGTAAGCGGCATTATATCCGAAATTTCTGACATGGCGAAAAACGGCGTAAACTTTGAAAACGCAACAAACCTTGTTAGAAATCTTGGCGTCTTTTTGGGCGGCATTGGTTTGCTGACAAAAAACAAATATTTAACTGGTGGAGGGTTAATGCTGTCGGGCATCACTTTGCTTGTTCGTAATTTGCAAGATGTCCTCGAAGCATTTCGTACCGGAGATTGGAGCGGCGTTGACAAGGTTGAAGTTGCTGCCGGTGTTGCGTTGACAATCGGAGGTGCCCTTACAGCGTTTAAACAAATCAAAACAGTTATTGACGCCTCAGGAGGAGCCACAGCTATTACAGAAACATCAAACGCCCTACAAAATGTTAGCAATTCCGTCGGCGGAGCTTCTGGAGGCGGGATTAACAGCTCACTAAAGAGCCTTGCGCAAAATCTTGGGGTTGGTGTTCTTGTTATTGCCGAAGTATCTGCCGCTACAATTATTGTTGTAGGGGCGATTTGGATTCTCGGCGAAGAACTGAAGAAAGTTGCAGACGCATGGCAGCCGGTTATCGATAACGCCGGAACCGTAGCAATTGCTGTCGGGGTCGGCGCAGGCTTACTCGCAGTTATCGGTTTGGTAGCCTATGGATTGGGTACGCTGGGCGGAACCGCCGCTCTGAATATTGGCATCGGGACTCTCATTCTGGCAGAACTTGGTATAGCCGCGGGGCTGTTTCTCGTGGAAATCTGGGCAATTGGTAGAGGACTGGACGAGATCGGTCAAGCGTGGCAACCGGTACTCGACAACGGCGAAACTATCGCGGCAGGAATTTCTCTGGGTACGACACTACTTATCGGAATTGGTGTTGTGACAGCGGCTTTGGGCGTAGCATCGGTTGCAAGTGTGGGGATTCTACCTCTGGCTATTGGTCTTGGTACGGCCATGCTTGTAGAACTCACTGCTGCTGTAATCGCATTTATTGATTCTCTTGTAAAAGTCGCCGATGCCCTATCGGACGATTTACAACCAGCATTACGCCGGTTAAACGCGCACCTCCCTGTGTTGTCGAAAGACATGAGTGACTTCACTCAGTTCATGGGGTTTTTCGCAGAGCAAGTAGTTGATTACTCTAAGAGTAGTGCTATTTCAGGCTTTTCGGCTACCGTGGACGCGATTGTGGATTTCTTTACCAAAGACCCGATCAAGGCAATGGCTGATGATGCCAATAAGCAGTATCAACAGGCACAAGATTTAAACGATAAACTTCGGCTGGCAAACCCCGAGTTGGAAACGGCTATAAGCCTTATGGGAAATTACTACACCCTCCTTGAGGAGATCGAACGGCTCACGGGCAAGACCAACAATATTTCTTTGGCGAACGGTATGTTTGTCAACATGAAAGAAGTCGGCAAAAATTTGGTGCTGGGGTTTGTTGATGGCATTAAAGCAAAATACTCAGAACTTTCCAACGCCATTAAAACTGTTTTGTCCGAATCCTTGTCTACCAAAATGGCAGATTCTTACGGGAAAGATTTTGGCAAGCGGTTAGGGTCTGCGGTTGCAAGTGCATTTCGCAACAGTTATTTCCCGTCGTTGCACGGGAATGTCAATGTCAGCAGAAGCGGTTCTGTAGAACTAAAGATGAGGGCGTATGCCGCAGGAGGGTTTCCTGATGAGGGAGAACTGTTTATCGCAAGAGAAGCAGGAGCGGAAATGGTCGGTTCTATTGGGCGCAAAGCAGCCGTTGCAAACAACGATCAGATTGTGGATGGCATTTCCGCAGGCGTATATCGCGCCGTCCGCGAAGCAATGAGCGGCGGCTCAAAGAGCCAGCCCATGACTGTTGTTGTGCAGATGAACGGCAAGGAAATGTTCCGACAAGTGGTAAACGAGAACAACGCCGTTGTCCGTGCGACTGGGGCAAGCCCTCTTGTTACATAAGGAGGCCAAATGGCAATTTTAACCATTACAAAGGCAGACGGGACGAATGTCCCGCTGCCTGACCCCAGCGAATATTCGTGGGGATTACAGGATGTTGACGCGGATGGAACGGGGCGAAACCAAAGCGGCGATTTGTTCCGCGACAGGGTAGGGAGGAAGCGAAAGCTAACTCTATCGTGGCCGCCCATGAAAGCCGCTCCGATGGCCACGCTGCTACAAGCGGTTGACGATGTGTTTTTCGATGTAAGTTATCCTGATGCCATGACCGGTACCACAAGGAAAATGACCGCCTATGTTGGCGACAGAACGGCTCCAATGTACAGCCTTATTGATGGCGTATACCAATGGAATGGGCTATCTATGAATTTTATCGAGAGGTGAGCATATATGTACCCCGTAAAAAAATCATTTAATGCGGCTTGCGCTGCGGCTGGGCGTGGGATATCCTGCAAAGCTGTGTTTAACGGCGTAACAGAGCTCCCACCCTCCGAAATCCAGGAGATTGTCGTAACGGAGCAGTTTGGCTCGTCTGATGGCGTGACCATTGGAGCGGCATACTCGTCACAGTGCAAAATCACTATCTATAATCAGGGGGGCAGTCTCCCCCTCAAAAACGGCACATTTGTGCCTTATGTTGGACTGAATGTTGAGGGGAGCAAGGCGGTTGTCGGTGTGGCGCAGGCTGGCATGGCCGTAGTCAATGTTGTTTCGCCGCTTATGCTTGTACCCAAAGGCAAATACTACATCCCCGCTGATGGGGTCGAAAAAACAGGCCAATTATGGCTTACAGTAACGGGCTATGACCGCATGGCCACGCTGACAGGCGATTACACTCCTGCCATTGATTTCCCGGCGACACCGGCGCAAATGTTGGCGGATATTTGCACGCAGGCAAACATCGCCGCCCCTGCCGTGGAATTGCCGGACATCCAAATCTCTGCACCATACGATGGCAGTATTCGGCAGCAGCTTGGCTGGCTGGCTGGATTGATTGGTTGCAATGCAAAATTTGATGCGACCGGCAATCTTGTTTTTTGCTGGCACAAAGACAGCGGTGTGACTATCGGCAGGAGCGTCCAGTACATGGATGGGCTGACGCTGACATCCGAACGCGCATTCACTATCAACAGCCTTCTGACGGGCACAGAAGATAATCCAATCAGTGTTGGGGCTGGCGTTGGAATTGTAGCCACAAACCCCTACATGACGGACGATGTGGCTTCCGCCGTATTTGAAAAGATTTCCGGCAAGACCATGATGCCCTGCACGGTCAAATGGCGCGGAAATCCGGCAATCGAAGCCGGGGATGCCGTATCAGTAACAGGGCTGGACGGGAAAGATTTCACCGCCTATATCATGGAGCAGCGGCTTACAGTAAAAGGCGGGATGTATGCGGAATCAACCTGTTACAGCCCCGCTGACCCTGACACGGCTGTGGAATCTCCTACCGAGCAGAAGCTAAACCGCAAATATGACGCGCTGCAAAAAGCGTTTAAGGAATCTACAGATAAAATCATCGGCGCAGACGGCGGTTATTATAGTGTTACCATTGGCGACAACGGATATCCCACCGGCTGGACGTTGCGTGATACGCCCTCTGTGGAAGAAAACACCCATATGTGGATTATGTCCACTGGCGGACTCGGGTATTCCAAGGACGGCGGCACTACGATTTCCGGCGTTGCACTTACAATGGATGGGCAGATCAATGCAGACCGCATGACCACCGGCACATTGTCCGCCATCCGCATCCAGTCCGATGACGGTAAGAGCGTGTGGGATTTGGCAACCGGGGAAATGTCCCTGTTTAACACCGATATATCTACGATTGCCGCAGGGCATACATACACCACGGCGGATTATTCCGACGCAGATATAGAGCGCGCCAGACAAATTTATTTTGGCAATATCACGCCAACCCTTGAGGATTACGAAAAACTTGACCTTAATAACAACGGTGAAATTGACGCGGGCGATATGGCCATTGTCCGCAGAGCGCTTACTGGACAGTCTGATATCAATTTTACGGCGCAGTGGGCATTCTCATTAAGCCCCAAGAGCGGCGGAGACTTGTTCAAAATAGCTCGCGTTATCAAGGACAATGTAACTGGGCAGACCAAAGAATATGTCGTGCTTAAATCCGGCTATACCAACACTACGGTTAGCTCTATTGTCGGGTCTGGCGCACAGTTTGACACCCTTAAGGTCGCCGGGGAGACCGTCGAAAAGAAAATCATCGGATACACAATATATGCAGATGGCGGCAGCGGGAACAGGGCTACTTGCTTTATCCCTGCCGGTGAAACCGGCAATTTCCAGTGTGCATCAAACGATTGGTTCTGCGCCTTTAGCTTTGACGGAGCGGGAACGGCAACAAAAATCGGCGGCACTGGTTCTGTCGTTGACGTAACGCCTATCTATAATTTGTGAGGTGATGACCATGCCGTTTGAAAAAGTAACTTATGTCGATGGCGAGACAATCATAGGTGCGAAAAATCTAAATGATATTCAAGATGAACTTATGCGTCTTGCTGATGAAAATGTAACTCCTATCGCCACCGCAGAAACCCCCGGCAAGGTGAAGCCCGGCTCGGATCTCAGCGTTGCGGCGGACGGTACCCTGTCTCTGACCCATCCTATCGCCGTGGTGGATGAGCTGCCGGAGGAGCCTGACCCCGACACCCTGTACCTCATCCCGGAGGCTGCCACATGATCCGTATAGGCAGCCGGGAGGTCAAGGAGGCGTGGCTGGGCGGCGTGGAGCTGGCGGAGATTTGGCTGGGCAGTCGGCTGGTGTGGTCCGGGAAATATATCCGGGCGCAAATTTCCGCTGTGCTGGCCTTGGACGGCAAGTGTGCACTGGTAACGGCGGACGCTGTGCCTGCGGCCATCTCCGCGCTTCTGGGCGTATCGGCCACGGCGGCGGCGGAGACGGTGGATGCCAAGCGGGCAATGGCTAACTGTGCGCTCACAGTGGGCGCCGCTGCGCATCCGCAGTTGTCAGACGCATTGTCCGGCACGGCAGATGGCAAACTGGACTTGGTGGCCACTGTCAACGCCATCAGCGTCCTGTGGGGTCTCACCGGCATAGACGGTAAGCTGACCCTGTCTGCGACAGCGGATGCACTGGCGGCGGATGCCGTGGTAGGGGAGCCCTTCCCCGGCCAAATCCGCCTTCTGGCGGAGGCGGATGCACTGGCAGCGGACGCGATTCTCGCCACCGGCGGCGGCAAGCTGACCATCTCCGCAGCGGCAGATGGCTCTACAGCGGACGCTGTGAGCGGTGCAGGCACTGGAGCGGTCTCCTTGGACGCTGCTGCCCTATGCGCTCTGGCGGACGCTGTGAGCGCACAGGCAAGCGGTGCCGGGCAGATACAGGCAACCGTAACCGCTGTCGCAAAATACCCCCGCTTTGCCCAGATCGGCGACACCGTGTATATCTACCGGCCCATGCGCTGGCGGCAGGAGGGGGACACCGTATACCTGGACTACACGGAGGCGGCCTGGGAGGCCCCGGAGGAGGACGGCGACGCCCTTATCGTCCGACAGGTCTACAGCGCCGCAGAAAACGGCGACTATTTGGAGGCGACTTAAGTGGACTATAAACTAAAAAACCGTGAAGGTGTAGAGACCACCTACACCAAAGAAAAGCTCAAAATCCCCGCTGCCACCGGCGACAGCATGGTGGTGTTTACGCAAGGCGAAGTGCAGTCAGAAAAGGCCGTGACCATAACCGAAAACGGCACTACGGAGGTAACGCCCGATGCGGGGTATGGAAGTGTTAAAAAGGTTGGGGTGACGGTGAATGTACCCGCTCCGGTAACTTCTGTAAACGGGAAAACCGGGGATGTTAAGACCGGAATGGTGGTACATGCCACCAAAAACGCAGATGGAAACACTTATGCATTAAGCCCATCCGTCAATGAAATTATACAATTCGTCAACTCTAATACACCAGCTCCGATTCAGTTGTTGTGCGATGGTATTGTGTTCGACAAATATTTATACAACAGCGAGGATAAAGTCTTTACATTTTTAGACGGAGAGGGCGCAAGCTCGGCTTTGGGAAGGGAAACATACTTGTTTATCATTTCCTCTGATCCGGATGTTGGAATATTAATAGGATTAAATAATCAGTATAGCGCTGTTTTTAATTTCAATATTGCTACCTCCTCTGTTAGCGTGATTCCAGACGAATCTACCATATCTATTATGCTGAGTGATAATTTAGTCTCGTGGATAGTAGAACAGGCAGATATGGGGGTTTTCCCAGTCGTTATCGTTACCGGACTTAAAGAAGTACCATTCCCCTGCCTTTTCTCGATTGCCGAAACAGATGATTCAGGGAAAAACATAAAGTACTTTGAATTTCGTTCTGCCACTTGGGATGGTGGTACCATCGTCGTAAAATTTACTCCATCCGAAACCGGTTCTTTGTATGATATGTTCGCTATGAGCGTCGATGAGACAGGAATGATGATTCACTACAGTGCAACAAGCAATAAAGGAGATAAAACATATGCCGAGATAAAAAATGCGATAATTAACGGCAGGCCCGTATTTTGCAGTGTTGGCTCAAAAGTTTTATTGTTAAGCGCGTTGTCATCATCAGCCTCAGAGTCCAGTAACAGTGATTTCGTATTCTCATCGTCTGAAATATACGGAGAACAGATTTATGTTACTGTAGCGAAAGTCACAAGCACTGATGAGTGGTCGGTTAATACTACAGTATTTTTAGATGGAATTCAGTATAGTTCTCCTTCCGGAAAACAGTTCGTCATCCAAGTGGCCGATGACGGAACTTTAAGCACTAAAGAAGTGACAACATAAGGAGGCGAGCTTGTATGGCTGATATTATCCTTGTGAACAATCAAAACCAAGATGAGGTACTGTCAGGGGTGAGAAAGTTGATTGCAAGAGGAACTTCTGGCGATATTGAGTTCTCCATAGGAGGTGGCAGCGGTGGTGAGGCAGTCAGCATCCTCACCAATATTTACAATGTTCAGACCGACCAGAAGATTATTCTTATTGGTGTACGGTTTAGGCTAACAGGGTCTCCAATGACAATTCAACTGTATGTGGATATAGGTGTTGATGCGACGATTCTATCTATAATCCCTATGGGTGGAGTACTTATATATAACGGCAGTGCTACAAATGGGCGTATGGTACCTATGCCATCAAGGTGGGAGTTCTCTGCGGTCGATGAAAAAATCAAAAGATATGGAACAGAACTGACATTTAGTTATACGGATGAAACCTATGGAAAGCTCAATGAATATGCGTATGTCGCTATGAATTTTCTCTATGACGGGGTAAATGTCGAGAAGAGAAATGGTGAACTTGTGTTAACTGGTCCAAATGCGGCCAAGTTCCTGTCATCGCCCGCATTTTTGGGGTCAGGCTCGTTAAACACAAAGGGCGTAACACAACAGTTTGATGTATATGATATGCGACAAGATGCAGCGAAAAATGTATCGATAAATCCTATAAATAACCTTGATGTTCCGAGGGCGGTATACTTGCCTGCGGGAATCAGCTCAATTCCGGATTACTGCTTCTATGCGATGAAAAATCTTGAGCTAATCGATTTTTCTCTTGCAACATCGGTTCCGACTTTAAACGGTGTTTATACATTTCAGGCACTCAAATCCGGGTTCCGAATTGTAGTTCCATCCGCGCTATACGAGGAGTGGAAAGCAGCTAAGAATTGGAGCAATGTCGCAGATCACATCGTAGCAGGATGACCCAAAATTATTATATGGAGGTAAACACAAATGGCAGAAATCTATGTAAGCGCGGCACTGCGCGACAAAATCCTGGACTCTATAACCGGCAGAGCCAGAAACACGCAGATCGGCGCGGGTGCGGCATACCTGGCGCTGTCCAGCACAGCTCCCAGCTACAATGCATCCGGGGAGATCACCGGCATCACAGAGCCTACGGCGGCGGGCTATGCGCGCCATCGGCTGGGTATTTCGGACGAGCCGTCCACCCTGGAGATGAGCGCTGCATCGGCTGGGCAGACGGCCAATGCAGACGAAATCCATTTTGACCAGATCCCTGCGAACGGCTCCGGCTGGGGTGCCAACGCTACCCATTGGGCGATCTACTCCACCAAGACCGGCGGCACACCCATTGCAGCCGGTGCGCTGACATCGGCTATTACCCTGGAGGCGGGCAAGGTGGTCATCATCCACAAGGGCGATCTGACGCTCGGAATGAATCTCATGTCGGCATGAAGCGTCTACTGATTGCCCTGCTCACAGTGGCGGTTGTGGGCATTGGGGCGTACTATGCCAAAGGCCTGGCCCAGCCGGTGCCGCTAACCATTCCGGCATTGGGTATTGAGGTGGCGTGTGAGCAGGTCGTTACCCTCCGCAGCGACCGCCTCCAGGAAGTGATCGACAAGCCCGGCATCGCCGCCTACTACGGCAAGTATATCCTGGATCACGCCGAACAGGAGTTCCGGGGCCTGTGGAATATTAGCCCCGGGGACCAGGTGATCTTCGGTACTGCCCGCTATCGCTGCACCGGCATCACCACCGGCTACAGCGACCGGGGCATCCGGGCCAAGGACGGACAGCTCCCGGACGCAGACCTGTACCTCTGCACCTGCGTCCCGGGCGGCGAAGAATTTGAAATTTACATTGTAGGATTGGAAAGGGAACAGTAACATGACGGAGACCATCATCGTGGCCATCATCACTGGCGGTCTGTCGCTGCTGGGGGTGATCATCACCAGCAACAAGACCACCCGGGATGTGCAAGCCAAGCTGGACATGCAGCAGGCCGTTACCGACACAAAACTGGAAGAGCTGACCCGGGAGGTCCGGGAGCATAACAATTTCGCCCGGCGCGTCCCAGTGTTGGAGGAGCAGATCAAAGTTATTAACCACCGGATCGCAGATCTGGAACAGTCCCATCAATAATTTATGTGTGTGCCCGACTCGGGTACGGAAAGGAGCAAAAAAATGAAGATCTCGAACAAGCTGTACGACATCCTGAAGTGGCTGGTCATCATCGTCCTGCCCGCCCTGGCGACTCTGTATGCGGCCCTGTCCACCGTGTGGGCGTGGCCTTACTCCGAAGAGGTCGTCACCACCATCACCGCCGTGGACACCTTCCTGGGCGCGGTGCTGTGCATCTCCACGGCCACCTACAACAAAGGGGGCAATGGCAATGCCTAAGGTCTATTTGGCCCCCAGCAACCAGGTGGAAAATCGCTATGCCTACGGTGACACCACCGAAGCCGTCCAGTGCGGCAAAATCGCCGAGGCCTGTAAGGCGGCACTGGAGCGCAGCGGCGTGACCGTACGGGTGGGGCACATGATCCACATGAGCGAAAAGATCGCCCAGTCCAACGCTTTCGGCGCTGACCTCCATGTGCCCATCCACACCAACGCCTTTAACGGCACGGTCACCGGCACCCGGATGTTCTGCTTTAGCAGCAGCGGCGAGGGCATGAGGGCCTGCAAGGCCATCTTCGCCCGCCTGGCACCCATCACCCCCGGCACAAGCGAAAGCATCCAGGTGAACGACTACGACGAGATCGTATACACCAACGCCCCCGCAGCCTATGTGGAGTGCGAGTTCCACGACAATGCCACCACGGCCAAGTGGATCGTGGAGCACACCACGGACATCGGCGAGGCTATCGCCCAGGGCATCTGCGACTACTTTGGCGTGACCTTCAAGGCCCCGGAGCAGCCCACCCCCGCCAAGTCCGTGGACGAGGTTGCCCGGGAGGTGATCCGCGGTGAGTGGGGCAATGGCTCCGACCGCCGCCAGCGCCTGGAGGCAGCAGGCTATGACTACGACGCCATACAGGATCGTGTGAATGAGCTGCTGAACAGCAAGGAAGAGACGGGGCAGCCGACAGAGCCCACCCCCACCGATCCGGTAGAGCCCGCCCCCGAGCCGGAGCAGCCTGCCACCGATAAGCTCTACCGTGTGCAGGTGGGCGCCTTCGCCGTACGGGAAAACGCCGAGAGGATGCTCCAGCGACTGAAGGACGCCGGGTTTGAGGGGTTTATCCGGGAGGAGTGAAATAAATCCACTGGAGGGCGCAGAGGACACCGCTACGCCGGCCTCACGCCCGTGCTAAACATCCGCACCTCCACGGCTATTTGTTTTGCGTATGAACAGCAACCACAAGGCCGTAAGAGATTTTTTATCAAAGCTTCCACCGAAACGGGCTATCGCGTTTGTCGAGTCGTTTTTGCTGCCGGAGAATGAGGAGACGGTAGTGATAGAGTGCGATGTGCGCCGGAAAAGCTGCGTACAGGTATCTATGGAGCGGAATATGTCCGTGGAAACGGTGAAGCGGCACAGATGCAGAGCGTACCATAAAATTGCACAGGAACTATTTATCCCCCTGCCTTAACCGGCGGGGGGATTTTTGCTTTTTTCTGACACTTTTCAGGCACTTTCGAGTGCCGATTTTTTTGTACTATTAAGGCAGAAAGAAGGTGCGGATATGTACGAAAAACTTCTGTCCATCGGGTATACGGAACAAATGGCATTGGACATTCTGCGCCTGTTTCCTAATCTCGATGATCTGAAACAATATGTCTACTTTGCAGAATTATTTTACCAAGGAGAAAGGACGGAATGACTATGGCGTTTAACCCCTACTATCAGAATCCATATCAGCCGATGGGATATAACGGCCAATACGGCAATTATGCCCCGCAGAGCGCCGCAGGAGCGCCGCAAGCGTTGGGGTGCCAAATTACAAGGGTAAATGGAAGAAACGGCGCAGAGGCGTTCAGAATGGCCCCTAACAGTTCTATTCTGCTGATGGACGAGAATGACCCTATTGTATGGATGAAGCAGACGGACGGCGCAGGATATGCAACGGTAACGCCTTATACGGTTTCTCCGTATCAGGCCGCCCCGCCTGTGGATGTAAGTAGCCTGGAAGAACGGGTAAAGAGATTGGAGGACACGATCAATGGCAAATCCAATGATGCAAATGTTGATGGGAAACGGAAGCAGAAAGCCGAATAACCCCCTTGCGATGTTGTCCGAGTTTCGGAAGTTCGCCGCAAACATGACACCGCAGAAAGCACAGCGGGAAATTGAGCGTTTGCTCACCTCCGGGCAAATGAGCAAAGAGCAGTTTGCTGATTTGCAGAAACAAGCGAAGGACTTCATGCAATTCCTGAAATAGGCCGGGTCGACACGGTTTATTTATAAAAAATTATGAAAGGAGTTTTCCACATGGATAACGGTATGTCCCTTAGCGATATCGCCGCTGTGACACGCGGCGCAAGCGATGAAAACGGCTGGGGTTCCGGTTGGTTTCTTATCGTGGTTCTGTTCCTGTTCATGTTCGGCTTTGGCGGAAATGGCTGGAATCGTCAGGGTGAGTTCGGGGAGTATGCCACCGCTGCCAGCCAGCAGGAGATTCTGTTCGGCCAGCATTTCGGCCAGATCAATGACCGCCTGACCAACATCGGCAACGGCATCTGCAATCTTGGTTACGAGATGCAGGGCAGCATCGGGCAGTTGGGCAAGGAAATGGCTTTGGCGCAGAACGGCACCAACATGACCATCATGCAGACCGGGAACAGCATCCAAAGCCAGATGGCGCAGTGTTGCTGCGAAACACAGCGGGCCATTGACGGCGTAAACGCCAACATCGAAGCCAAGTTTGCGGCTTTGGAGAAGGCCCAGCTTGAACAGCGCATTGCGGAGCAGTCCTCCCGCATTGCCAGCCTCGAAATGGATAACCGGATGTATGGCGTAGTGCGCTATCCCAACGGCTACACCTACAATGCCGGTAATTCCCCCTTCTGTGGCTGTAACGGCTGCGGCGCAAACATCTGACAAAAGCGAAGGCCCCTCTTGGCCGGGTGATGGGCGGGGCTGGTGTCCCGCCCTTAAATTTTTGAAAGGAGACTTTAACTATGTCTTGCAAATCCGCTATCTACACCGCCATGCAGACCCCTACGGAAATTGCCGTAAATGGTGTTATCCCTCTGGGCAGTCTGATCCGCCGCTACGGCTGCGATATTTCCCTGAATGGTAATGCTGTAAACATCATCGGCAAGGGCTATTATGATGTTGATGTGTCCGTCACCGCCGCGCCATCTGCTGCCGGAACTGTCACCGCAACGCTCATCAAGGACGGCGTGGTTGTACCCGGCGCGACTGCATCCGCCACCGCTTCTGCGGCTGGAGATTCCGTAGTGCTGGCGTTCCCTGCGCTTGTGCGGCAGGCTTGCTGTGCTTCCGGCTCTGCTCTGTCTCTTGTTCTGACCGGTGCGGCATCCACCGTTAACAATGTCGCCATGCGTGTACAGCGCATTTGAGGTGCGCCATGAAACTTATCGAAAAGCTCTCTGAAATGGTCGAGGAGGAAATCGGCGATGCAAAGAAGTACGTAAAGTGCGCGCTGAAGTACAAAGACTCCGACCCCACCCTTGCAAAGCTGTTTTATGACCTTTCCACGGAGGAAATGCGCCACATGGATTTGCTGCACGGTGAAGTAGTGCGGCAGATTGAGCAGTACCGAAAAACAAAAGGAGAGCCGCCCGAATCCATGCAGGCTGTTTATGATTATCTGCACGAGCGGCAGATTGATGAAGCAAAGGGTGTGAAAGAGTACCAAAGTATGTATCGCAACGGATAAATATGCAAGGCGGAAAAAGCACTGGCAATTTGTTAGTAATTTGTTAGTAACCCAAACGATACAAAACAGTACATTGCAATATTTTACCGGCATAAACCGCAGAAAATCCTTATAATACCGAACTAACATCACAATATACTGAGTTTTGCAAATCGGCTTACATTTCACACGCAGGAGGTCACTGGTTCGAGTCCAGCAGTCTCCACCAAAAAAGCCTTGAAACACAACGGTTTCAAGGCTTTTTCTTTTGACCGATTATTTATTTGTTAGTAACGTGTTAGTAACCGCATCCACAAGTGTCTGCGCGTCTATGTGCGTGTAAATGTTTGCCGTGGTGGAATAATCGGCGTGCCCGAGTATTTTTTGCAGCATTTCCGGGGCAAGCCCTTCCTTGACCGCTCTCGATGTGTAGGTGTGGCGGGTAGAGTGCGGAGTTTTGCGCTCTATGCCCAGCCTGTCAAGGAGCGGGTAAAAATCACGCCTGCGGAAGTTTGCCGGGACTTTTTGCCCATCGTACCCGGACAAAAGCAAATCGCCGGTGGCATGACTGGCAAAGTAAGCAAAATACTGTTTCCCTTCCGGGCGAATGGGGATAATCCTATTTCTGCCCGCCTCGGTTTTCTCCCCGCCTACAACATAATCCCCGTGATAGTCTGCCAAGGGCAGAGAGAACAATTCCCCAATCCGCATACCCGTTGCCAGCAGCATCAAGACGATTTTCGCTGTATCGCTGTTGTCACGCTCCAGCTTTTGGATATCTTCCGCCGTGAAGATGTCCTTTTCTTTTTTGACATTCTCCGGCAGATGCACGAACTTTGCAAAATTTGTCGTGCATATTTCCTCCCGGATTGCCCAATTCGACATTTGCGTTATCAGCTGCTTGTACTTGTTTACGGTTGAATGGCTCTTGCCCATGTGCGGGTCAAGTACGGCCTGGAAGTCTGCCGTGCGGAGGTCACGGAACTTTTTGCTATGCAACGGAGCAAAAACCTTGTAGGCCGTGTTATAGGAATCAATCCCCTGTTTGCCGATCTCCTTGTAATGTTCTTCTTTCCACGCATCAAAGACTTCGGCAAAGGTCATGTTGTACCTATCCGTTAGGCTCTTGCCGTTTAGCCGCTCCAAGGCCGCTTGTGCGTCCGTTTTGCGCTCATAGTACCCAATGACCACCCTGTTCTTTGCCGCCACCCAGGGGGCTTTCCTGCGGCCTGTCAGCTTGTAGACAGAGCCTGTTCCGTTGGCGCGTTTCAGAGCCTTGCGCCGCTCTGCGGTTTGTTTCTTCCCGCATAGATGGCAGTACACGGCATCCGGCACAAGTTCAGCGCCGCATTTAATGCAGTTGCCCATCCTCTGTTTCCTCTCTTTGTTTGGATTTTTTG